TACCAACTAAAGAAATGGGAGGAGGTTCTGGACTCAAATACGCAGCAAGTACGATCATTTATCTCAGCAAAAAGAAAGAAAAGGATGGAACGGAAGTGGTTGGAAATATTATCAAGGCTAAGACTGCTAAATCGCGTTTGAGTAAAGAGAATAAAGATGTTGAAATTCGTCTTTATTACGATGAACGTGGTCTTGATCGTTACTATGGTCTTCTTGAACTCGGTGAGATTGGTGGACTTTGGAAGAATGTAGCAGGTCGTTATGAAATTGATGGTAAAAAGATTTATGCTAAGCAGATTCTAAAAGAACCTGAGGTATATTTCACAGAAGAAGTAATGCAACAATTGGACGAAATCGCACGTAAGGAATTTAGTTATGGAGAAGGTTGAGTTTCTAATTCTTAGAAACCTGTTACATAATGAAGAATATATTAGAAAAGTAATACCCTTTATTAAATCTGAATATTTTGAAGATCAAAATCAAAGAATAGTATTTGATGAAATACTATCTTTCGTTCAAGAATACAATCAACCAGCAACCAAAGAAGTTCTTTGTATTGAGGTGGAGAAAAGAACAGACATTAATGAGCAATCTTTTAAGGAGATTGTTCATTTAATTTCTTGTTTGGAAAGTGTACCTACTGAATTTCAATGGTTAGTCAATACCACTGAAAAATGGTGTAGGGATAGGGCAATTTATATTGCTCTGATGGAATCGATTCATATTGCTGATGGTAATGATGAAAACAAAAATCGCGATAGTATCCCTTCTATTCTTTCTGATGCCCTTGCTGTAAGTTTTGATAACCACGTAGGTCATGATTACCTGCAAGATTATGAACAAAGATATGAGTCTTATCACAAAAAGGAGGATAAAATTGAATTTGATCTTGAATACTTTAACAAAATCACGAAAGGTGGTCTCCCTAACAAAACTCTTAACATCGCTCTTGCTGGTACGGGCGTCGGCAAATCTCTATTCATGTGCCATGTGGCTAGCTCCGTCTTGCTCCAAGGGCGGAACGTTCTGTACATTACGTTGGAAATGGCAGAAGAACGCATTGCTGAAAGAATTGATGCAAACCTCCTGAATGTTCCTATTCAGGACATCACTAATTTGTCAAAGCAGATGTTTGAAAACAAGGTAACCAACCTTTCAAAGAAAACACAAGGGACCTTAATTATTAAGGAGTATCCGACTGCATCTGCTCATTCTGGGCATTTTAAGTCTTTATTAAATGAACTTTCTCTTAAAAAATCATTTAAACCCGATATTATTTTTGTAGATTACTTAAATATCTGTGCTTCCTCCCGATATAAAGGGAATAGTAACATTAACTCTTATACCTTTGTAAAAGCAATTGCAGAAGAACTTCGTGGTCTTGCTGTGGAGTTTAATGTTCCAATCGTCAGTGCTACTCAAACTACTCGTAGTGGTTATGGTTCTTCTGATGTTGAACTAACTGATACTTCAGAGTCTTTCGGTCTTCCTGCAACTGCTGACTTGATGTTTGCATTGATTTCTACAGAAGATTTGGAAGGTCTTGGTCAGATTCTAGTCAAGCAACTTAAGAATCGTTATAATGATCCTACCATTCATAAACGTTTTGTTGTTGGTATTGACCGTGCTAAGATGCGTCTTTATGATTGCGAACAATCTGCTCAACAAGATATCCTTGACAATGGAAAGGATGAAGAGTATGATTATGAAGAAAAGAAACCTAAAAAATCATTCGAAGGATTTAAATTCTGATATGACTATTGATCTTAATAAGTATATTGAGTTTGTTAATACAACAACCTCAAAACAAAGTAAAGAGCATACACCATTTATTGATCGTCTAATGGAACTTCGCCAAGAAGAGTTTCCTACTGAACGAATTCTTACTGCTGCTGTAGGAATGTCTGCTGAAGCTGGTGAGTTCACTGAGATTGTAAAGAAGATTATCTTTCAAGGTAAACCAGTAAATCAAGAAAATCTTTTCCATTTGAAGCGTGAACTTGGAGACATTATGTGGTATGTTGCTCAAGCGTGTCTTGGACTTGATGTTTCACTTGAAGAAATTATTCAGATGAACTTTGAGAAACTGAATGCTCGTTATCCTGAAGGTGCTTTTACTATTGAACGTTCTGAAAATCGTGTGGAGGGAGACCTGTGACTAAAGAAAAACAAGTAACAGTTAAAATGGATGCTCGTACAGCAGCAGCAGTTCGTCAAGTTCTGTTTGACGCACAAAAAGGATACACTTATGATGAAATGAGTGTTCCTCCTCGGGTTTCTGATATTCGTGGAGTCATTCGAGACCTTGATGATAATATTGGCGCTGTTCTTGGTGTTTGACCCTTCGGGGTCTTTTTTTATAAATAAATAAAAAACTATTTGTAAAGATGGATACCAGAGAACTTAGAGGTTTATTTGAAGCTTATCAGCAGGTTCATGTATCTGTTGATGAAGCAGTAAAGGGACAAGATACTGGAGAAAGAAGAGAAGCGTCTCGCGAAAGAAAGCGTGGAGATAAGCGTCTTTCTCCATCAGCAGGAAAAGCAAATGCTGATAAAATGGAAAGAGATATTAAGTTCTACGATAAGGTTACTAAAAAAACAAGACCTTCAGTTGTTGGTATGACGCATGAAGAGGTTGGGAAGATTGACGAAGAACCAACTCTCGGTAGAATTAAATCGGCAATGGCATCGCAGAGGTCAGCGCAAAATGCTGCTGGCATGAGAGGTTCTGAATTGACCCATGGAGCTAAACCAGCAGCAAAATCATCAGCAGGTTCTGCTGCAATAAAACCACAACCTAGAAGTAGAGAATTTTCTCATGGTGGTTCTGGAACTCCCCTTAAAGCAACTCTAAAGGGCGGATTAACTATGTCATACGAACCACAAGGAAATCAACTCGAAGAAGATTTTGATATCTTTGATATTGTCCTTGAGTTCCTCCAAGTAGAAGGATACGCAGAAACTCTGGAAGAAGCAGAGTGGATTATGGCAAATGAATTGGATGCTGAAGACATCGATGCAATCCTTGAAGCAGAAGGTTCATACGGACAGACACCTAAAGCAAGACAAGCAATGGGTAAACTTGCTATCGCAAGACGTGAGAAACCAGCAAGTGAGTATTCACAGAAAGGTGAAAAGACTAAGAAAGTAAAAGAAATTGAAAAGCACACTCGTAGGATTGATAATGGTCCTGATGTAGGAAATCGTGGTAAGAAATCTACTAAACCAAGATACTCTGGGATGTTAGGTAAATCTGGTAGGGGTAAACTTGACCAAGATAGTAGAGATTATGCAAGAGATAGTGCTGTTGAGTATACTTCTGGTGGACACAAACCTGGTTCTGGTACTGTAACTAAGAATCCTAAGAAACTGCGTAAGCAAAAAGCAATGGGTGAGCACGACTGATAAATAACCACGGAAGGTTGCTCTAACCCACTTGACTTTTAGTTGAGTGGGTTTTATAATCTTTATATTCGGGGATATAGCTCAGTTGGTAGAGCGCGGTCTTTGCAAGGCTGATGTCAGGAGTTCGAGTCTCCTTATCTCCATTCTAAATACTTGTAAAAAGTATTATAATGGCAGCAGAAAAAATAGACGCCAATAGAGGGGATTTGTTTGAAGCATTTTTTGCTGCAGCTGTTGCTGCAAGATTTGTTAAAAGAGCAAAAACAAAAAGTGCAAAAGTACTCCCCAAGATATCATCCAATGATGTGGATGGTGTTTTAACTGAGATGATGAAAAAAGGATATACTAAAAATGTAAACGATGTTGGTAGTGCGGTAATTGATACTGTAAGTGTAAATGTATCAATTCCCAAAAAAGCATTGTCTTTCTTACAGGATAGGTCTAATTGGGCTAAAGTTTCTGACTTGAGAACTGGTGCAGTAAACTTTGCAAACTCTCATTCAAGACTTAACGCACAAGCGAGAGGACTATCTATAAATGAAAGGCAAGATATTATTAAAGTAACTGCTGCTGGAACAGAAGACCAGAAGGGAACAAAGGCGGATGTTAAGGTTGAAGTAAACTCTCCAACCAATCCAGACAAAAAATTTAGAAATGTTGATTACTCT